GCAATTACCTTGCATGACATCTGGTATGGATCATTACCCATCTCTGTCGATTCACGTTTAAACTTTGCATCAAGGAATACGAGAATATCAGGCTTACAATAACGGTATGAATGATTGATTGCAATTACACGCCGACCGTCAAGGCGGGAAAAATCGAATCCGAAGAGGGAAGGGCCACCGCCGACAATATAGACATCAGAGTCCTTAAAATATCCTCTTATCCATTCAGCGCGCGCCGGATTATGTTTGTCCGTTGTCTTCACGCTGCAACCGCCTTAATTTTATCCAATACAAAATCGTGCGTACTGAAATATCCCTGATCATACATTGATAACATGTAACGAGCATTTGCCCGAATATCATGTCCTTTGCCCTGACCAATATCCCGTTGAATATTTTCTTTTTTTGCTTTATCGCTGATATAGTCAGGGTTCGCGTATGAACCATAATTATCATTCCGCGATAGGAAAAAATCAATTCCGGTTATGAAAAATTCACCCGGGCAATGCGAAACAACATCATGTAAAATAACGCTTCCCATGAGTGCATCGCCGATAAGTTTATAAATATAATTTGAGATATTATCAATGACCCGGACGTGAAATATTTTCCCTGCAATCCGCATATCGACCGGCCGCATTTTTTTTGAGCACAACCATTTGATATTGACCGACTTGAATAATTCAATCGGAAGTGGCCGATTATTCCGAGCATAATGATAATTCATGTATAGAACAGAACACTTTTCGCCATAGTCAACAGCCAGCGATGGATCCTCTTTCATCAGCATCGGGAAATTATTTGTCCTGATGACGACATCAAACGAATCGATAAACGAACCGAGCCCGCGGCCCTTCAGGATGGATCCAGGACCAACAAATATAACACGCTTGCCAGATATATATTGGTAATATTCGCTTTCCGGCCGCTGTAATATAACAGGCTTATACATCATATAATACTGTCCTTGTATTCAGCATCAAAATCCATGAATGCAATACCGACAATATCCTCACCTTTGGTATCAATCATGTATCGCGTTTTGGTTAAATACATTCTGTATATGGTGCCTTCAAGCGTTTGAATCGGAGTACAAAATATTGATTCAACCGTCGATGTTAATGCATCGAGTTCGGCATCAATATCGCGCTGCTCTGAGTTCTCTGCATCCTCCGAATGATCATAGCCAAGTGCATAAATCATAATCGTGACTTTGGCAGTGCGATCATAATGTTCGCTGCTTGCAGCAAGAACCGAATCATCTTCTGGACAATAGACGCTTGCAACTGGCAGCTTATCAATGCCGGGCGATGTATAACGAGTCTTATATACATACCCTGGGAATGCTCCAGCCTGAAGCATATCGACAATCTTATTCTTGATAGCAGCGCGTTTATGCATTCTTGAGCTCCATAATCAATATACCGGCGCCGTCATTATGGGGAGGGTTCTTAATACGATACCGCTTCCCCCGGGCATTCAGAATCCAGCCCTCTTCAACCCGATCAACCTGAGACAATAGATCAACAGCATACACTGACACACGGGGGCTGTTAGACATGATCACCGCACCGGTATCAGGATCGATTTGTTCATACGTCTGATCAAAAAAACCGCTTAAAGAAATTGTGGTAAAGGGAGTCTCCAAGGTGAAATCCTCGGAGAACTCCCCCTCCATCATATTCTTCAGTTCATCGTCAAATACGGACATTAATCAAGAACCGTCGCAACGACAAACCCATCAACCTGAACCGGGACGACAAGAGGAGCCGAATGCAGCTGAAGCAGCCGGACGCTCGGATCGTTCTCAGTCCACGTCTTCGGAAATCGGGAAACGGCAAACACGCCTTCCGCGTCTTCAATGACGCCATAGACACGTTCACACCGGGCCTTGGTCGAGCCGAGAAGGACTTTCTTCGCCGGGACAAGCTCGGTCTCCGTGCCGGTCGCCGGATCGACATACCACTCATCGTATGCGTAATATGCAACGCCTTCAATTACGCCAAACAGGGTAACGCCGAGCTCCTGGGCTTCCATTATCAGGTTGCCGAATTCCATGCGCCGGTTGTCAAGTACAGCCCTGACATCCGCGTTCTTCAGAAATTCATCGGCAACCGAAGAACCGAGGATGGCAATATCAGCACCAATACCGGCATCTTTCGCAATCAGCCGCTTCCAGGTACGGATATCCTCGAGAGGAGTTGCACCAGATTCATCCCATGTCACTTCACCGGTTTCAGTAAGGTCAATGGTATGTGAATCGGACCGCTGAAAATCAATGTCGGCAACGACTTCTTCACCGTCCTTATCGAGTACCTGAACTGCTCCATCAAACAGGGCCTGCATGGCCTGGAGCTCTTCAGCACGGGTAATGATCGCATCAAGTTCAGCAAGGTCTTTTCCGAGTTGTATTGCTGCCCTGGATGCTGAATTCTGATTTCCGGAATACACGATTTCGCCGGGCTGCCTGACAAGCAGATCCTCGACGGTAGTTACCATCTTCGGCTTCACATACGGGGGCTCATAGGTATAGGTTGAGTAACCAGCGCGATCAATAACCTGCCCCTGAGCACGCCTGTTCACATACGCCGCCACACGCCGCTTACCCTTGTATATATCAATGTCCACAGCTTTGGTGGTACATTCCCTTTGAGCGGAAAAGAACTTCCGCAGAAGAAACGTGTTCGGAGTCCTCAGTTCTTCGAGGGCTTCGAGCATTGTTCTGGTGTTAAGCAGTGATATACTTGCCATTGGTTATACCCCCTGGGTTTCCACGATTATGATTCCCAAATCGCGGAGAGTGTCTTTGAAATCATCGATGTCATCGCCGGTCACCAGACCGACCTTAGACCCGTTGAACGTCCCGGTCTTATAGACATCGCATACAGTGTCAGAGCTCGATGCATCACAATCCTCAACAAGAATTGCATACGGCGTCTGACTTCCATCAGTGCTTGAACTGTCGCACTGCTTCAACTTGCCCTCATTTGCACCAGAATCGGTTATCTTGCCGAGCAATGCCCCCCGTTCAAGATCCTGACCGGACAGAAGCGTTTCCCGATCGGTCGTGATGGGGAAGTCACCGGCAATCAGACCATCATACGAATAGCTTTCGAGTGTTGCCATTATTTCACCCTCCTCATTTTCATGCCGGCCTTAATACCGGCCAGAATATCGCTTTCAGTCTTCGGATCTGTCTTGACGGATGGAACCTGTTTTCCGTCTTCAGTCCTGTCCTTCAGCGCTTCGGCTTTCCGTTTCGCCTGCAGGGTCATGAGCTGCTTCGCAACCTCGCCGGCGTTCATCGGATTCTCGCCATACTTTGCGGCTTTGAAGAGAGCTTTCGCTTCCTCGGAATCGTCGTCGGATTCTTCTTCCGTCTCGTCTATTTCCTGTTGTCGCTCTTTCTCTTCTTCAGCGGCCGCGCTCTTAATGGCATCAACCAGTTCAGGCTTATTGGCCTGCAGCCAGTCCAGGGTGATGTCATCAGCAGTAAGAGTTTGTGCTTCTTCTGCCATTGTGCTGCCTCCTTCATTTTTTTTCGGGGCCGCGGCCCCTGATATATTCAGCCCTTCATTATTCAGAGCTTGAGTTTCATGTTTGATAAGTGCCGCAACTTTCAAAATGTCGGCTTTCGCATTCTCTGATTTTCTGATCTTCTCCTGCATGGCAGAAAATCTGAGCCGTGATGCCGCAATCGCTTCTTCCTTCTCGATCTTCTCTTCATCAGGAGCCGCGATTATTTCATCAACAAAACCCATGGTTTTCATTTCCTCGCCGAATAACCATGTTTCAGCATCCATCATGGCCTGTACTTCTTCAGAAGTCTTTCCGATCTTTTCAGCATATGCCCTGTTGATAATGGATCCGAAGCCCTTCAATATGCTGGACATCTTTTCCATTTCGCGATAATCGCCGATTGCGAGATTCCACGGGTTATGAATCATGAATGTTGCATTGTCCTCAGCAATGACGAGATCAGCCGCGGGATTGACGGCAATGTATGATGCCATACTGGACGCTTCGCCCTTCAGCGTAATTGTTATTTGGGCCCCTGAGTTCTCCCGCTTGTAGTCACGGATCATGTTATATATCTCGAAGCCGTCAGGCATCGACCCGCCCGGAGAATTGATTTGAATATCAAGATCACCGCCACCGGCATCAGCCAATTGCTGTCTGACATCATTAGGCATGGTGCCGAAGAATCCGATTTCACCTGATATAATAACTTTTTTTTCAGCCATGCATGGCCTCCACTTGTTTTGTTTTCCCTTCACCGAGCTCCTGATTATCTGCATCATCCCCGGCTGCCTGGGTGTCGGAAGGAGTCTTATCTTGAGCCCCCATAATCAACTGCAACACCGGTCCAATCAGGGCGGCTTCGCGATTAAGCCGCTTGGCATTGCGGGTAAAGTCCCCGCCGTTCATCGCCGCTGTTTCCTGCGTGAACGTCGAGAAACCATGCTGGACGCGCTCCCATGCCGCCGCGACTTCCTTCTGCTCATCTATCTGACCCATGGATGAGCCAAGCCATTCAGCTCTGCAGTATGCTTCCTGAATATCTATTGAATTGAAAAACCCAGGAGCCGGGATCCTGTTGGAAAGTATCTCAAACGTCAGCCATTCCTTGTATATGATCTGATTGAAATCGCGGTTGAACTTCGAGCGCTCGGCAAGAAAAAAGCGCCATGCCTCAATTCGTGAAGCCCTTGATGCAGAATATGATGCGAGGAATTTCTTCGAGAGTATTTCGTATGGAATACCGGTCGCCATGCCGATCCAGACAAGATGAGCCATCATGAATGCTTCAAATTCGCTCTTCGGCTGATTCGGATTCGCAAACGTCACATCCTCTTCGGGCTTGAGCTTCATCACGGCGCCAGGCGCCAAGGTATAATCCAATTCATCATCGTCATAGGTTGATTCAGATGTAATTGACCCTTCAACTTGCGGGATGGGAGGAGCTAGGGCATTTGGATTTGTGCTTTTTATAAACGCCGCGAAAAGAGACTGAACAACCATGGAAGCGAGAACCGCTTTTGACCCGCGGTCAGCCTGCTTGATATTCTCAATGACAGACGCAAGCATCGGAACACCGCGGGACTGCCCGGGTCTCTCCTGCCTGAATACATGTATAATATTTGGCCTGTTGGTTTTCGCTCCGTACGCTAATATCTTTTGCCATTCAACTGTATCTGTGCGTATAGTATATGATATTGGTTCACCATCATCGTTCAACTCAATACCATCCCGGCAGTCCTTGCCTGTGAATTGCCCGGGACCATTCTGGACAAGATCAGCTTCAACAAGCTGAATGCAAAGTTGATCAGTTTTTCCGCGGGTTCGCACAGGGAGAAGGGCAAACACTTCGCCGGATTGGCAATATGACAGAAAGGCGAGATTCTGAATATCATAGAATGTACTCATGCGGGATGAATCACAGTCCTTCGAATTAGCCCAGTTATTGAACTTCCGTTCAACATTATCTTCCCATGTCTCTGCATAATCATCAGTTAAGCCGAGGAATGTCCTGTCCGGAGCCGCCTGTAGACGAATCCCCGAACCAATAACATTCGTGACCATCGTATTGATAACACCGCGGCCAATAGGATTATTGCGGTACAGGTCCCTTGAGCGTTCGCGAAGGGCGGGAAGGTCCCCGAGAATTTCTGCATCAGCAACACCCTGGCTATATTGCCAGTTCTTGAATACCCGTCCAATGCCAGCGCCTTCATATGCACCACCACCGCCGAAAAAATAATTAATCATGTCCATGGGGACGCGATTCGTCCTGTGGTGCCGAACAGGAACATGTGTCCGGGCGGTATGAACCGGTACCGGTTGTGCCGGCTTTGCGGCTGGTCTATGTCTACGCTTCTTGCTCATCCGTTATGTATCACTCCGAATTTAACAGGTATGCCGCGTGTCCCGGCCTGGATCTGTGCGATTCGCCCTTCACACGCCTCCATCTCGGCCCTGAGCTCTGATAAATTATGGCGTGTATAGCTCTTGGAATTCCCGCCCGTGTTGATGTTGTATGATTTACCGGATATGGCCGCCGTATATGCTGCCTTGAGAGCTGTTAAAAATGCCTGTTCTTCTGATAATGATGCCATTCAGTCAACTCCCATATAAACGCAAAAAGCCCGGTCCCGCCATCGCTGGCAGAATCGGGCTTCGTTGAAGTACTCCGAAAATTAAGATATTACAGTCTCGTTGAATCGATAACTGTTAATGTTTTAAGACTCACATTGTTTACGTTTTTATTGACATGCACCTCAAATCTGATAACTGATTTATTATAAACTTCACATAGCTCCAAAAGAAGAGGCCGTAATTGATCTTCAATATCAGCCTTCTTTTGCTCATTTAAATTCATATAAATAAAAAATAAAATATATACATATTTCTGTCAACTGTTTTTTGCGCCTATGGTAAAAATAATTAACATTATATTTGGATGCCCTTGCTCAACACCCCGCTCCTCTTCTTGACCTTATGCCGTGGTACTGCCTGCTGAACCGGAACCGCACGCATTTCGTTCTCAAGCGCCTTCCAGGTTTCTTCGATGAACCGATCAATACCGCAAAACGATGCTGCTGCACGGCCATAGTTGCGACAGTCAAGCTGCTCATTGCGTTCCCGCGTCTTCTTCCATTCCGGACGCCTGCCAACCATGACAAGTTCTTCAGCGGTCATTCCCTTGAAGAATTCTTCATCGTATTCCGGGAAATGACAGTATCCGTCCGGGAACGTGCCGTCAGGATTCTTTTCGAGCCTGAGCAATCCATATAATTCTGTCTTGCATACTGATACACCAACCGGCCAATACCGGGCGCCGCGCTCGATCTTGCGGCCATCAACCGTTACATCAACCAACTTTGGCAAGCCTAATATCATGCTGGACGTTGATGATCCCTTAACCGCCATGACGCGGTTCGGTGGATACCTCCGGGCCCAGTTATACACATCCTGCGTGGCATATCCTGAGTCAATTGCCAGCACGCGAATCATTGCGCGGCCCCCGAGCTCATGCGGAAACTGCTCCTGCATAAGCTTATCCAGCGCCGCTTTCGCCCCGGGCGTTGTCATGTCCTCCATGATCACACGGTAATCAATAGACCACGTCTGCCGGCCCCGGCCATATGCTAGAATTTCAACTTCAACCCGGTCCTTCTGTACGTCTGCGCCGGCAACGAGCAGCAGGCCACCCGCGGGGATCTTGCCGATCGGATACTTCTCCCGGCGCATGTATATACGTTCCCATTCCGGAGCATCACCGCGTTCCTCGAAGATTTCCCCGAGCGCCGTATTGATCCAGACCTTCAGAAGTTCAGGGTCCTTTTCAGATTCAAGAAAATTATCGACCGTTTCCCGAAGCTTTACCCAGGGCGAATAAATTTCATTCAAAGAGAATCCGGCCTTGCCATTGAACGGCTGTGTCGCCCGCCATTCACCGCGGCGGACCATCCAGATAATATCAGCATCAGTTAAATGCGCTTCACAATGTTCGCATTCATAATATGCCGTATGCGGAAGCGGCTTCCCGCGCTTGTCCTTCTCCCATTTGACGCGATACTTTCCGGTAACTTTGTCTTTCCACTTCAGCGTTTGAAATTCTCCGCACTTCGGGCAGGGGACAAAATAATATCTCTGGTCAGTAAATTGAAACGCTTTCCAGATACGCGAATTCTGGTTTGTTGGAGTCGAGAATAAAGCACGCTTTCTATTCCAGAATGCAGTTGTCCGCTTGAATAATAATTTTACCGGATCGCCTTCAGTCCCGGCTGATGGCGGGAACCTGTCAACATCATCACCTATTGCAACACGCTTCGGGCGGCCTGCCAAAGACGCCGGAGAATTCGCCCCTGAAATTGTTAGGTTACCATTCGGAAAAACTTTTGAAAGAATTGTGTTTTCGCTGTCTCTTGATTTTACATTTCTGACTTTGCCATTTAGAACGGGCGTATCTCGGAGCATCGGCGAAAGTCTTTCCTTGCTCCATGTCTGTGCCATTTCCAAAGTAGGTTGAACAACCATAAGTGGGGAAGGGTCCTGCTCTATGTAATAACCAATTACATTTCCGAGAATTTCCGTCTTCCCGACCTGGCTGCTACTAACAACAACTATATCTTCGACGGAAGGGTCATTAAATACATCCATTATTCCACGCTGATATTCGGCGCGTTCAGTCATCCATTGCCCGGGCTCGGCTGAAGACTCAGGAGACAACACCCGATATTTATCAGCCCATTGCGAAACAGTAATTGAAGGCGGCGGGGAAAAGGTTGATGTGACCTGTTTGATATATTCAGAAACTATCACGCTTTACGGCGCCTCTGGTTTCGTTTTCGTTTTTCTTTTTGTATCCCCATTGCAACATCAACCAGATCAGGATTTGCAAGTTCCTTTAATGCCTCATTAGTTAAACGCTGAAGAATATCCTGGGCTTCTCCAGCGCTCTTCGTTCCGATTAAAAGTGGGGCAGCCTTTGTTGGAATAGATAAAATTCTAGACCTGCAAGCCTGAACAACTTTTGACCATGCTTCCATTGCCTCTTCGGGGCTCATAAGTTCAGCCTTTGTGATTGCAATTTCCATTTCGACCTTATCGGCCCTGAGCTTATCGAGCCTGGCTTTTTCTTCAATGGCTGATTTTGTTTTGCCTTTCAGATGGTCGATGTAGGCCTTGACACATTGCTCAGAGTCGAACCCTTTCTTTCCGTCAAGGCGCTTAAAGAGTCCGTCGTTTGCGAGCTGATGAACGCGGTTGGAACTGATGCCAAGATGTGATGCTAATTCAGTTACTTTCCAATGCATTTAACACCTGTTTATAATACTGACCACTTATGCAATATTGTTTATTTTGTTTTGTACCTAAAAAAATTTCGACCTCACGGTCACC